CTCAACAAAGTTGATCTCAGCCAGTCCCAGAAGTTCCGGTTCCGGGTCCCGGGTGAGAAGAAGATCCGTGAGCTTCCGAATATGAATCGGCTTCCGATTGGGGCACGTTTGGGCTTGGCTGAGGCGGCCAAGCCCCTGGTCAAAGCACAGCAACGGGGCCGTGACCCCCGGCCTGAGGATGTGGCTGCTGCGGCTGAGGCACAGTTGAAGCTTTTGGAGCGGTTCTCCTCGGGCATTCTTGATCTGATTGATGAAACTCAGGCTGCGGAACTCATGAAGGCTTGGGCAGAGCATTCTGGAATTTCCATGGGGGAATCGTCGGGCTCCTGAGTATCGTGATGGCTCACCATATGGCTGTGGAGGGTGAGCTTATTCGCAGGGGCCTGAGGCTCAGGGATGTGGGGTCGGATCGCTGTACGTGGTCCGACCTCAGGGCCGTAATATATACAGCTGATCCGGGGTCCCATTTGGCAGCTGTTCTGGGCGCTCCGTGGGCGGCCACGGAGTACATGCTGGCCAATGTCGTGGACCTTCTCAACGCTGNAAGCGTGCCCGTCGGCCGAAGCCAATGCCGAGGCCGGGGGATGGCGACGGGGAGATTCAGAGGTTCGGGGCAGACCCAATAGCACCAGCGGACTTCGAAGAGTGGTGGAATAATGGGTAGTGTAGAGTTGGCGACCGGCTATTTCCAGCTGGTTCCCTCCATGCAGGGCTCCGAAAAAAGAATCACTGACGAGATATCAAGCGCTGTGGGTAGCGCCTCGGACAGTGCAGGGTCCGAGGGTGGCAAGAGGTTGTCCGAAAGGCTTGCCGAGGGGCTCAAGGGCTGGGCGCTTCCTGCACTGGCGGGGGGTATGCTGGCCGGGCTCGGTAAGGGTCTCTATGAAGTCGGTAATGTCTTCGACAACGTCAATGACACCATCCGTGTTGGCACCGGGGCTTCCGGGGAGTCCCTCCAGAGTATGGTGGATATAGCTAGGCGTATTGGGCGGTCTGTTCCGGAGGAGTATTCCAAGATTGGCTCCACCGTGGCAGACCTCAATACTCGTTTGGGGCTTTCCGGGGAGACCTTGGAGAAAGTGGCTTCCCAGTATCTGGAGGCTGGCCGGTTGCTTGGTCAGGATGTGGATATCAACAAAACCACTGCGGCGTTCTCTGCTTTCGGGCTGAAGGGTGATGAAGTTTCGGCAGCCATGGACAATTTGTTCAGGGTTTCGCAGGCCACCGGTGTGGGAATGAATGAGCTCGCTCAGGTGGCCCAGACCGCCGCCCCGAGTATGAAGCAGCTCGGGTTCAGTTTCGAGGACACCATTTCAATGGTGGGCGCATTTGACAAGGCCGGTTTGAATTCCGGCGCGGTTATGGCGGCTCTTGGCAAGGGCCTTGTCACTCTGGCAAAGAAGGGCGAGGACCCGAAAGAAGCCTTTAAGCGCGTCACCAGTGAAATGCAGGGATTCATCGATAAGGGGGATGAGGCTTCTGCCCTAGAGCTGGCGTCTAAGATTTTCGGCACTCGGGGAGCGCAACAGTTTGTTGAGGCCATGAAAACCGGCCAGCTGTCCGCCGGAGACATGATGAGCTCTATCGGGGCAACCGATGATTCCATCCTCGGTCTGGCCGAGGAGACAATGGACTTTGCTGAGCAGTGGCAATTGTTGAAGAACCGGGCGCTGGAGGCCCTTGAGCCTTTGGGCTCCGCGGTCTTTACGTGGCTGGGAGACACCGTTGCCGAATTGATTCCGCATTTTCAGTCCTTGTGTGACTGGGTAAAGCAAAACACGTGGGTTTTCGGGGCTCTGGCGACCCTGCTGACCGGGCTGCTGCTTGTGGGCATCTACCAGGTTACGGCGGCTATTTGGGCGGCCACAGCAGCAATGCTGGCCAATCCGATTACGTGGATTGTGACGGGTATCGGTCTTCTGGCAGCCGCTTTGTACCTGCTTATTGCGAACTGGGATTCGGTGGTGCAGTGGCTGAACGGTGTGTGGAAGGCCTGTCTTGACTGGCTAGCGGGCGGCTGGGAAGGCGTCAAGGCAGCTTTCGCGGGGTTCGGCGAGTGGCTTGCGAGTCTGTGGCAGAAAATCGTTGACGGATTCAACGCCTTTGTTGAATACATTGTCACGATGAAATGGGCTGAGGATTTCTCTAACGCTGCCATTGCTGGGTTCGGCCTTCTCGGTGAATTCATCGGTAACCTGCCCGGGATTATCCTCGATGGTTTGGCGTTCCTTGGGGACCTGTGGCTTAAGGCTGTCGAGTGGTTCGGCAAATTTGTACAAGCTGGGGTTGATGCCTTTCTCGGGTATGTAAAGTGGCTCACTGAGCTGCCTGGCAAGATTATCGCGGCCATCGCGGACCTCGGACCCAAGCTGTGGGATGGCGCGGTTAAATGGACCGGCCAGTTCCTCGAGGGCGCCAAGGGTGTGTGGAACAGCGTGGTGGAGTTCGTGGCGGGTATCCCGGGGGCCATCATGCGAGCTCTGGGAGATATGGGCAGCTTCCTGCTGCGGTCAGGTGAGGCTCTGGTGAATGGATTTCTCCGAGGTATTCAGAATTCGTGGAACAAACTGACCAGTTGGGTTTCTGATGGGATGTCCAAACTCCGGGGTCTGTGGCCGTTCTCTCCGGCCAAGTGGGGGCCTTTCTCTGGCCGAGGGTATGTGACCTACTCGGGTGAGGCAATTGTTCGGGATTTTGCGGACTCAATTGCCGGCCAGCAGGGATATTTGGAGAACCGAGCCAGCGGGATCGCCCAGACCGCTAGAAATATCATTCCGGGGGAGTCCGGAGTGACCTCGGCACCCATGCCGGCGCGTTCCAGTAGTGCCACAATCAACACATACAACGTTGACCCGTACTCCACAGCTGTGGCGGTGTCCCAGGCGCTTAGGAGGCTGATGTGACCAGAAGTGTAGTGATTCGCGGACTGGACCTGAACGACGGGGACAAATGGGTGACCTCTGAAGTGTCTATGTGGGGTCTTCCGGCCCCCGTGTACACATCGGGCCAACGGACTCAGCTAGATGGTGTGTGGATGACAGACCCATATAGCGGGGCCATGTCTGGGGGTATTTCTGGGCATTACATCGGGGGATCCCCCGAGGATGCGCAAGGGGCTATCCGGTTGCTCCGGAAGACACTCCGAAATGGCGACTGTTGGCTTTCTGTGCGAACAGCTGCTGGGTGGCAGTCCATCATGGTACGTCGTAGTGGTGAGCTGAAAATCAGCTTCACCAATGACGCGAAGGTGTTTCATTGGGACACTCAGCTGACGGCGGCTGACCCAGCATGGTTCCGGGGCGGCCAAGGGCCTGACGGGCAGCTGGATTCCAGTGGGTATGCACGGCATGAACTTCGACTGCACAAGATCAGCGGGGGCTTGAGGTTCCCGTGGCTGTTTCCGCTTCGTTGGGCCACTACTACTACCCAGGGTGAAGTTACAGTTTATGTATCGTATGCAGCTCGGCTTGTGGCGGAGATTTCGGGGCCTGTAGTGTCGCCGTCGCTGCTGTTTACTGGGGTGTCGCGGTCGTACATTTTGACATGGGATGGGCTCACGCTTGGGTATGGAGAGAAGCTGATTGTGGATCCTCTCCGGAGGTCGGCTCTCCTCGGGGGCGACGTACCCGCTATTCCGTCCATTCGAGAGTGGCCGGAGTCGCTGAGTGACGGCTATTGGACTATTCGATATTCGGCGGCGGAGTATAATCAGACTAGCACTGCAACTATTACAATAAAGGAGCTCGTGTAATGGCCTTTGATCCGGTTCTTCCGATAGGCAATAATGTCGCTATTCAGCCTGCAGATTTTCGTCGGGCTGCTGTGGGCAATACCATGACTCATGATGCGCACACCAACGCTGTCAGGGCGGGTGTGTCGTCAGGTTTTGCGGTGTCCGTGTCCGGATCCAGTGCGGTGATATCTGCTGGATGCGCAGTTATCACCCCGGCGCTGAGCACCAATGGCTCATATTGGGTTTCTTCCGGGTCCTCGAACACTGTGAGCATCCCCACCAAGCATGCCACGTATGACCGTATCGACGTGGTGGGGCTCCGAGTTTTGGATGGATCTGCGGACTCCTCGGGTAAGTATGAAGCGGCAGCTACTGTGGTGCAGGGCACGGCGTCGCCATCGCCGCAGGCTCCGGCCCTGCCTACCGGGGTACTTCCACTTGCCGAGCTGCGGGTCCGTTCGGCCGGC